GCTACACGAGATACCGAATGCTCAACCTTCACAGCTACTTCAACCGCTACCACACGATCGAGTTCCGCTGCTTCAACTTCGACGAAGAAAGCGCCGAGCGCAAGGGTGGCTTGCATGCAGGTCAGCTGAAGAGCATGATCCAGCTTTGCCTGGCAATGAGCCAGCTGGCCAAGCAGATTAGGACCGCGAGCCCGAAGAAGCAGCAGACCGAAAATGAAGCTTACGCCTTCCGATGCTGGATGCTGAGGCTGGGGTTCATCGGGGAGGAGTTCAAAACGGCCAGGGAATACTTCATGCGGAACTTCGAAGGCAACTCAGCCTTCCGACACGCAGCTTGAAGTGAATACGGCCATGGCCCCCAGCACAGAGGAAGGAGACAGCCTCCTCCGACCGAAACCGCTACTTAAGCGGTCTTTCGGTTGTAGAAGGGTATCCCCTTCAAATAAATGAAAGGACGGAACTAAACATAAAATACCATCTGACTTATGAGTGCAACCTGTCGGCCTAGCAGATGCTGCACAGGTGCCTGGACGCAGCTTATGCAAAGTCAGGTAAGATCGAGAATCATCGGCTCTTGTTTCGAGGGAACTCTACCGTGAGCTTCATGACGTTTGACGAGAGAAAGGCAGGTTAGTCCCAGCGGTGGATTGGAACATTACGAAGGAGGACGAAGCAGCCTTCAGTCTGTAGAAGGGTATCCTCGCTTTTACCGGAAGGAAGAGCTTTTGGTTGAGGTGAAGAGCCATTTCGACGGGACGTCGTTCGGATCGTCACATTATTTTGTATAAGTGATGGACATAACCAAGCCGCTGGGCAGACCGACATCCTTCAACCTGCGGATCTGCGAGGGAGGATACATCCGTTTTGGCTTCGACAGAAGCTAATCGATCGGGCAGTCTGGGATAACCAAGGCCAGAAAATGCCCATGTAATGTACACAGTTTCTTCTGGAAATCATTGTGCACATTGTGGTTCGATAGTGCTTGCTATAGTTCTGCGTCAGAGTGATTAATAACACTACCGAAAGGAAACCACATCCCTTATCTTCCCTAGCGGTAGGAGCCGCAGAAAGGAGCCCCACATGACAAACCTTATACTTGGCCAGCAGGTTATCAACTTTGGCGAGACCGCTACGGTGGTCGGCTTCCATGAGAAGACCGGAGATCCGATCCTCTACGCACCCGGTATCGGCAAATGGATCGCGGATCCTGCAAAATGCGAGCCGGTCAAAGGTGCGGTCATCCACAAGGACGGACTTGTGGCCTTCTTCTAAGGCAAGCCACCGCAGGATCAGGGAGCCAACAAAGGCTCCTTTTTTCCTATGTAAAATACACAGTTACTGCTGGAAATGATTGTGTACATTATCTGCAGACATAACTTGCTATATATCCCGTAAAGAGTGATTAATACAGTACCGAAAGGGAAAACACAAAAACGGAGGGTAAGAACATGGCAAGCGCATACACGATGAGAAACCTGATGGAGCTTCACGAATACAACACCACGATCACTCGAGAGGCTTTTAAGGAACACTTCACCAAGACACGAGAAAGCATCCGATTCACATTTAACGGCTGGGACGGCAAGAGCTACGACGGCGAGAGCCGGGTCGCTAGAGTTTACCGCACCAACCTTCCTGGATACGAACAGGTCAGGCTGATTAAGGTCGGAAAGCACCTTTGCTACATCGACGAAGAAAGCAGCATCCTGGAGAAGGCGACTGGCGAGAAACATCCGGAAGCAGAATGGCTGGTCGAGGTCGAAAGAGCGAAGGGGTGCGGAGCAGGAACGGAGCAGAGAAAAGAACTGATGAGAGAACGGCACGATCTTCCGAGCCGGTATTGGGAACCGCAGCCGGATGAAGAGGACCTAGAGAGGATGGCACGCGAATACGAAGGCGGCGAACTGGACGACGAGCCATTACCATTTGAGTAAAAGGAGGACAAGAACATGGCAAGCAGAGCGAGATTAGAAGGGATTTGCGATTACAGACTTTGGACCACAGAGGAACTGATCGAGGCTTACGCCTTCGAAGCAAAGCGGATCAACAAAGAGGACCGGGAGATAGCCCAGCGCCTCATCAAGAAGGAACTGAAACGCCGGTTCAACGCCACCCTCCGGCTCCTGGACGACGAGCAGACTATACAGAATCCGAAAGGAACCTATCGGTACCTGCTGAACGAGTAAGAAAGGAACCTTGCAGGAGGCCCCACGAAGGGCCTTTTGCTCGTACATATCTTCACTGTTTTGCTCCCGATATTTGTGTACATTATTCTCCGATATAACTTGCTATATATCCCGTTTTGAGTGATTAATACGGTACCGAAAGGAAAACAAGGAAAGCGGAGGAAAAGACCATGACGATTAACGAAGCAACGAGAACCTACAGACTGCCGAACCCTACTACCCCGGAAGACCTCGAATGCCGCTGGAGTAAAGTCCTGAACTTTGGAGACAAGGTTCTCCTCGCTGGATATTACTACAACGGAAAGGAAAAGCCCAGCTACTTCGGAGCGGTTTATGAGCACCTGGACGACGACCTTTCCTGCGAAGGCACGATCGGGCTGAGAGCCGCCAGCGAGGTTGACTTCGAGGACGACGGTCACGCGATTGCCTGGGCGATGCAGCAGTAAAAATGAAAAAGGAAGAGGAACAGCCGAGAGAGGCTGTTTTCCTCATACAGTAGGAGCCGTAAGGCTCTATTTTTTATACCAGGAGATGAAGTTTCTCATTGACTGGACGGAGCTTCCGTACGATGCGATGGAAAACGATCCGTCGTGGTTCTGACCCATATACGACAATGCAAAGGAAGGAGGGGAGGCAGATGGCTACGAGAGGGAGAAAACCGAAACCGACAGCGGTGAAGGTCCTGGAAGGAAATCCAGGAAAGCGACAACTGAATCAAAATGAGTTGCAAATCGCGCAGAATAAGCCTCCCGTCTGTCCGGATTGGCTGGAAGAGGAAGCTAAGGCTGAGTGGAAAAGGCTCGCCAAGAACCTGTACGAGCTGGGGATCCTAACGGATTTAGATGTAGCATCTTTTGCATCTTATTGTCAGGCATATGCCAGATGGAAAGAAGCGGAGGAATTCATTACACAGCACGGATCTATCGTGAAAACGAAAACAGGATATTGGCAGCAAGTCCCGCAGGTATCGATCGCTCACTCTAATCAGAAAATCATGATGCAGGCGGCTGCGGAGTTTGGTTTGACGCCTTCCGCAAGAGCTCGAATCGTTGCAGGGGATGCAAAACAAGCCCAGATCGATGAGATGGAGTTCCTCTTGATGGGAGGTGCCTGATGTTTGATGAAAGCAAAGCTAAGCGCGCGGTCACTTTTATTGAAAACCTAAAACATACCAAAGGCCGATGGCATGGGGAGAACTTCATTCTCCTTCCCTGGCAAGAAGAGATCGTATCAAACCTGTTTGGTACGGTGAAAGAGAATGGATTTCGTCAGTACAATACCTGCTACTGTGAGATTCCAAAGAAGAATGGGAAAAGTGAGCTTGCTGCAGCGATCGCTCTTTATCTCACCTGCGGAGATGGTGAGTGGGCAGCAGAAGTTTATGGATGTGCGTCAGATCGACAGCAGGCGTCCATAGTTTTTGATGTGGCTGTTGACATGGTAGATCAGTGTCCCGCGCTAAAAAAGCGGATCAAACCAATCATGTCCGTAAAGCGCCTTGTATATATGCCGACGAATTCTTACTATCAGGTGCTGTCGGCGGAAGCCTATACCAAGCATGGGCTCAATGTACACGGGGTTATTTTTGATGAGCTGCATTCTCAGCCAACCCGGGAACTGTTCGATGTCATGACAAAGGGGTCCGGTGATGCGAGAACGCAGCCAATGTATTTTTTGATTACGACAGCAGGAACGGACCGTAATTCGATCTGTTTTGAGCAGCATATGAAGGCAGAGGATATCCTGGCCGGCAGGAAAAATGATCCGACATTCTATCCTGTGATTTATGGCCTGCCGGATAATGCAGACTGGTCTGATGAAAAGAACTGGTATCTGGCAAACCCGTCTCTGGGACATACAATTGCGATCGAAAAGGTACGGAACGCGTATCAGTCGGCAAAGGAAAATCCTGCGGAAGAAAACATTTTCCGACAGCTCAGGCTGGACCAATGGGTAAAACAGTCGACACGTTGGATGCCGATGGATAAGTGGGATGGCTGTGCGTTTCCAATCGTTCCGGAGGAGCTCTATGGGCGAGAATGTTTCGGTGGTCTCGATCTTTCTTCCACATCGGATCTCACAGCTTTTGTGTTGGTGTTTCCGCCAAGGACGGAGGATGAGAAGTATGTAATTCTACCCTACTGCTGGATCCCGGAAGACAACATGCATCTGAGGATCCGTAGGGATCACGTGCCCTATGATACCTGGGAGAAAAACGGGCATCTTCAGACAACTGAAGGAAATGTTATTCACTATGGATTCATTGAGAAATTTATCGAAGATCTCGGGGAGAAATACCACATCCTGGAGATCGCATTTGACAGATGGGGTGCCGTACAGATGGTTCAGGATTTAGAGGGTATGGGATTTACCGTAGTTCCTTTTGGACAAGGATATAAAGATATGTCTCCACCGACAAAGGAATTGATGAAGCTGACGTTGGAAAAACGGATCGCGCATGCCGGACACCCGGTTCTTCGATGGTGCATGGATAATGTTTTTGTACGTCAAGATCCGGCAGGTAATATCAAGATGGATAAGGGAAAAAGTACAGAGAAAATCGATGTGGCAGTTGCAACGGTCATGGCGCTGGATCGGGCAATTCGTCACGGCAATGCCAGTACCTCCGTTTATGACGAAAGAGGCATTTTATTTATCTAAGAAAGCAGGTGATCAATATGGGAATTTTAAGTGGTCTCTTCCATTCACGGGACAAGCCCACAAATACGACAAACGGCAGCAGCTACCGCTTCTTCCTCGGTGGCAGTTCAGCGGGGAAAGCAGTTACCGAGCGCTCTGCCATGCAGATGACAGCAGTATATGCCTGTGTGCGTATCCTCTCAGAGGCTATCGCAGGCTTGCCGCTCCACCTGTACTGCTATAAGGAGAGCGGTGGCAAGGAGAAAGCGATATGGCACCCATTGTATCTGCTACTCCATGATGAACCAAATCCGGAGATGAGCTCCTTTGTATTCCGGGAAACACTCATGACTCACCTGCTACTGTGGGGCAATGCATATGCACAGATTATTCGCAATGGCAAGGGTGAAGTCGTGGCTCTCTATCCACTTATGCCCAACCGCATGACGGTCGATCGGGATTCGAATGGGCAGCTCTATTACAGCTATCAAATGTCAAATTCCGATGCGCTGACAATGGAATCTGGTACGGTGATCCTCAAACCATCGGATGTACTGCATATCCCGGGCCTCGGTTTTGATGGGCTTGTTGGATACAGCCCAATCGCCATGGCCAAGAACGCGATCGGTCTGGCCATTGCTACAGAGGAATACGGTGCGAAGTTCTTCTCAAACGGTGCGACCCCAGGAGGGCTTCTTGAATATCCCGGCACGGTTAAGAATCCGGATAAGGTGCGTGAGAGCTGGAATAAAGGCTTCTCCGGTAGCCAGAATGCTGGGAAGGTTGCCATCTTGGAGGAGGGAATGAAGTATACGCCGATTTCCATCGCACCAGAGCAGGCACAGTTTCTTGAGACCAGAAAATTTCAGATAAACGAAATTGCCCGCATCTTCCGGGTACCACCACATATGGTTGGTGACCTGGAGAAATCGAGCTTTTCGAATATAGAGCAGCAGAGCCTTGAGTTTGTGAAATACACGCTTGATCCATGGGTGGTCCGCTGGGAGCAATCGCTCTCACGGGCTCTTTTTACGTCCGAAGAGAAAAGGAAGTATTTCTTTAAATTCAATTTGGAGGGGCTGCTGCGCGGCGATTATCAAAGCCGCATGAACGGATACGCCACTGCAAGGCAGAACGGATGGATGAGTGCCAACGACATCCGCGAGCTGGAAAACCTTGACCGTATTCCTGCAGAGGATGGCGGCGACCTGTATC